CGTATGCTGGCGGGCGAAGCGCGGCATTTCGCCAGCGGCAGGGCCGGATTTTTGGGAAGCCACCCGGAGTCCACCCCGACCGCCACTTCCCGATACCTTCGATAAATCAGAGCCTTCTGCCCACGGCCGGATGGAATCCGGTGGACCCCGACGGAGTCCAGCGTCGGATCCAGTGATGGACTCCGGCCCCGGCTTCCGGCGTCGCTCGAACAGGATCGTTCATGATGCTCAGCTTCGCGCCCGACGCGATCGAGACCTGGCCGATCGATCGGCTGAAGCCCTATGCGCAGAACGCGAAGACGCACGGGGACGATCAGGTCGCGAAGATCGCCGCCAGCATGGCGGAGTTCGGCTGGACGGTCCCGGTGCTCGTCGCCGAGGACGGCGAGGTGATCGCCGGCCATGGGCGCATCCTGGCAGCGACGCAGCTTGGGCTGACCGAGGCGCCGGTGATCGTGCTCGGTCATCTGACCGAAGCTCAGCGACGCGCCTACCGCATCGCCGACAACAAGCTGACCGAGATGGGTGGCTGGGACGAGGCGCTGCTCTCGGCCGAGTTGCAGGACCTGCTGGCCGAGGAGTTCGATCTCTCGCTGATCGGCATCGCAGACGGCGAACTGGATCGACTGCTCGCGGAAACGGGAGCCGATGACGGCTCTGCCGGTGGTGGCCAGCCGCCGGTCGTCGTGCCGGAGCCGCCGCGTAATCCGGCGTCGAAGCCGGGCGATCTTTGGCGGCTCGGGGACCACCGGCTGCTCTGCGGAGATTCGACCAATGCGGAGGACGTGCGCCGCCTGATGAACGGCGAGCGCGCGGTGCTCTTCGCGACCGACCCGCCGTACCTCGTCGACTATGACGGCTCGAACCATCCGACGCGGAACAAGGACTGGTCGGCCTCCTACGGCACGACCTGGGACGACAGCAGCCAGGGCGCCGAACTCTACGACGGCTTCATCGCCGCCGCTGTCGCCGAGGCGATCACCGAGGACGCTGCCTGGTACTGCTGGCACGCCTCGCGCCGCCAGGCGATGCTGGAGGCCTGCTGGGAAAAGGAGGGCGCCTTCGTCCACCAGCAGATCATCTGGGTGAAGGACCGCGGCGTGCTGACCCGGTCTCACTATCTCTGGAAACACGAGCCCTGTTTCATGGGCTGGATCAAGGGCAAGCGCCCGCCGAAGGTCGCGGACGAGACACTGCCGTCGACCTGGGAGATGCCGAGCTTCACCAGGGACGAACGGCCGGACCATCCCACGCCGAAACCGCTCGACGCGTTCGGGATTCCGATGCGCCAGCATGTCGAGCGCGGAGGGCTCTGCTATGAGCCGTTCTCGGGCTCCGGCTCGCAGATCATAGCGGGCGAGGCCAACGGTCGTCGCGTCTTCGCGATGGAGATCAGCCCGGCCTATGTCGATGTCGCCGTGGAGCGTTGGCAGACCGAGACCGGCCGCGATGCCATCCTCGATGGCGATGGATGGACCTTCGCCAAGGTCCGGGAGGAGAGGCTGGGTGAATCCGATGCGGCAGGCGCGGCATGAAGCAGTCGCGTGCCATGTCGCTCGTCGAGGCTGTCGCGAACGTCGCCGTGGGCTTCGGCGTTGCCGTCGTCACGCAGATCCTGATCTTCCCGGTCTTCGGGCTGCAGACGACGCTGGCACAGAATCTGAAGATGGGTGCGGTGTTCACCGTGGTGAGCATCGCCCGGTCGTTTGCTCTGCGGCGGCTGTTCGAGGCGATCCGGCTGCGCGGCGCCCGATGAGAAACCGCCGCCCCGAAGGACGGCGGTCTCCGCGATGGCAGATGCCGCGTCAGGCGGGCGGCAGCTTGTAGACCCGCCCNCGCCCCTCGACCTTCTCGGAAGTGACGTCGAGGCCGAGCTTCTTCTTCAGTGCTCCGGCGATGGCGCCCCGCACCGTGTGCGGCTGCCATCCGGTGGCTTCGACGATCTCGGCGATGGTCGCACCGTTCTCGACGCGGAGCATCTCGATCAGCAGCGCCTGTTTGGTGCCCTCGCGCGCTGTCCGCGCCTTGGGTGCGGGTTTCGTGGTGGCGGCGGCGTCAGATGCGTCGTCGTCGGTCGGCGTCTGGATGGTGCCCGTGGGCGCGCTGTCGGCGCCTTCCGGCTCGACCCCGATGGCGGCAAGGCCTGCGTCGGTGATCTGCAGGAGGACCGCGCGACCGTCCTCGTCGTTCCGCCAGATGCGGTTCAACGCCGGGTCGGCCTTGGTCTGCGCATCGGTGACGCGCTCGGCGATCAACCCGCGGGAGAGGAGTGCGCCAACCACCTTGGCGGCGGCGTTGCCCCGCAGCGAGCCGGGCAGCGGCAGGACATTGCGATCGTCGTGCTGCGCGGCAGCGCTCAGGATCACGAGCTGGGTATCGGAAAGTTTCGGCATTTGTCGTCTCCGTCGAATGGGCACGCGGGAATGCGGGCCCTTCTACGAGGTCGAGCCCGCCTTGCGGCGGGCGGGACCCGGAGACGCGGCGTCTCAGGCGTCGGATTCGGCGAGGATCTCGAAGTGGGCGGCGAAGCCCGTGAGGTAGGGAAGCCCGGCGGGGATTCCGGTATCGCGGCAGGTGCGCCGGTCGATGCGCCAGCCCATCCAGCGGGCGACGGCGGCATCGATGGCGTCCTTCAGCGTGTCGCCGCGGGCGAGCCAGTTGGCGACATCGTCGGCGAAGTGGCGGCCGTGGCGACTGTCGAGGAAGTCGCGCACCCCTTCGGGTGAGACGCCGGTGGCCGCTGCGATGCTCTTGCTCGCCAGCGTCCAGGCCTTGGGAGCGTCGGCGGCCAGATCGTCGTCGATCCGGTCGATGGTGCCCCAGAAGCCCCATTCGGTGTTGCGGGTGGGAAGGATCGTGGTGGTCATCGTCTGGCTCCTGGCTTGATCGTGTTGGCCCCATACAGGCTCCGAAGCGCGCCGCCATCAAGCGAATAAGTACATCATTTCATTGCTGTTTCGAGGTCGAATGCAGGGCATGAGCGAGCGCCGCTATGCCGCCCATGTCGGGCTGTCGCGCGGCGCAATCCAGAAGGCCAAGGCCGCCGGCCGGCTCGTCTTGCATGCCGACGGCTCAATCGACGCGGCGGCGAGCGACACGAAGCGGGCCGAGACCACCGACCCGTCGAAGAGCCGCCCAACGGCCAGATCGGCGGGATCCGGGATGAAGGCCGTGCCGGAGGCGGCGGTCTCGGCGGTGGGCGATACGCTCAAAGAACAGGGAATGGCGGCGCCCGTGACGGGCGGCGGCACGACCTTCCTGCAAGCGAAGACCGCGCACGAGGTGCTGAAGGCGCAGGAGCGGCGTATCCGGCTTGCAAAGCTGAAGGGCGAANTGGTCGATCGCGACCGCGCCACCGCGCTGGTGTTCCGGCTCGCGCGCGAGGAACGGGACGCGTGGGTCAACTGGCCGGCGCGGGTCGCCGCGCTGATGGCGGCGGAGCTGGGGACGGAGACGGCGGCCATGCAGAAGGTTCTGGAGGCCCATGTCCGCGCCCACCTCGACGAACTCGCCCAGCCCCGTATCGCTCTCGGCTGAGATCGAGGGATTCGATGGCGCCGAAGCGCTGATCCGGGCCTGGGGCCGCGGGCTGACGCCCGACCCCTGGCTCACGGTTTCGGAATGGTCGGACACGCATCGCTGGCTGTCTTCGCGCGCCTCGGCCGAGCCGGGGCGCTACCGGACCGAGCGCACGCCCTACATGCGCGCGATCATGGACGCGCTCTCGCCGAGCCATCCGGCGCAGCGGGTCGTGTTCATGAAAGCCGCGCAGGTCGGCGCGACGGAGGCCGGCAACAACTGGATCGGCTTCGTGATGCACCATGCGCCGGGGCCGATGCTGGCGGTCCAGCCGACGGTGGAGCTGGCCAAGCGCAACTCGCGCCAGCGCATCGACCCGCTGATCGAGGAGAGCCCGGCGCTGCGGGAGCGGGTGAAGCCGGCACGGGCGCGCGACAGCGGCAATACGCAGCTGTCCAAGGATTTTCCGGGCGGCGTGCTGGTGCTGACCGGCGCCAACTCGGCGGTCGGGCTGCGCTCGATGCCGGCGCGCTACGTCTTCCTCGACGAGGTGGACGCCTACCCGGCCTCGGCCGACGAGGAAGGCGACCCGGTGGGGCTGGCCGAGGCGCGGTCGCTGACCTTCGCCCATCGGCGCAAGGTCCTTCTGGTGTCGACGCCGACCATCCGCGGCGTGAGCCGGATCGAACGCGAATACGAGGCGAGCGACCAGCGCCGGTTCTTCGTGCCGTGCCCGCATTGCGGGGAGATGCAGTGGCTCAGGTTCGAGCGGCTGCGCTGGGAGAAGGGGAAGCCAGAGACGGCCGCCTACCATTGCGATGCCTGTGACGCTGCGATTCCGGAGCACCACAAGGCGGCAATGTTGGCCGCCGGCGAATGGCGGGCGACGGCTGAAGCCAACGATGCGCGGACGGTGGGGTTTCATCTCTCGGCGCTCTATTCGCCGCCGGGCTGGAAGAGCTGGGCCGACATCGCACGGGACAAGGAAGCCGCGAAGGGCTCGGACGAGGCCGAGCGGGTGTTCCGCAACACGGTGCTCGGGGAGACCTGGATCGAGACCGGCGATGCGCCGGACTGGCAGCGTCTGGTCGAGCGCCGTGAGGACTGGCCGGCAGGCATCGTGCCCGCCGGCGGGCTGTTCCTGACCGCCGGCGCGGACGTCCAGAAGGACCGGATCGAGGTCGATGTCTGGGCCTGGGGCCGCGGGCTCGAAAGCTGGCTGGTCGACCACGTTGTGATCGAGGGTGGGCCCGACCGGCCGGAGAGCTGGGCGTCGCTGACCGATCTTCTGGGGCGCAACTGGCGGCATGCGGGCGGCGCGGAGCTGGGGCTTGCTCGGCTCGCCATCGACACGGGCTACGAAACGGCCGCCGTCTACGGATGGGCACGCGCTGTCGGCTTCGCGCAGGTCGCCCCGGTCAAGGGACTCGAAGGCTTCAACCGGGCGAGCCCGGTCTCTGGGCCGACCTACGTGGATGCAACGGCGGGTGGCAAGCGCCTGCGCCGCGGCGCGCGCCTGTGGACCGTGGCGGTCTCGACCTTCAAGGCGGAGACCTATCGCTTCCTGCGGCTACCGCGGCCGACCCCCGAGGAGTTGGAGGCGGGCGCGGCGTTCGCGCCCGGCACGGTGCATCTGCCCGGCTGGGCGGACACCGAATGGATCAAGCAGCTTGCCGCCGAGCAGCTCGTGACGGTCAGGAACCGACGCGGCTTCGCCAGGCTGGAATGGCAGAAGCTCCGGGAGCGCAACGAGGCGCTGGACTGCCGGGTCTACGGGCGCGCCGCCGCCTGGATCGCCGGCGCGGACCGCTGGTCCGAGGCGACATGGGCCGATCTGGAAGCGCAGCTCGGGGTTCCGAGCGGGAATGACGCTCCGGCCGGGATAATCGGGCGCCCGGCATCGCAGCAGCAAGGCAAGCGCCGCTCCGACTGGCTCGGGCGGCGGGAGGGATGGTTCTGATGGCTGATTGGACCGACGCGGAACTCGCGGCGCTCCGCCGCGCCTATGCGAGCGGGACCACGCGGGTGAGCTACGACGGCAAGACCGTCGAGTACGGATCCGCCGAGGATCTGCTCGGGCGCATCCGGACAATCGAGCGCCAGATCAATGGAGACGTCAATCGCCCGATCGCCGGCTTTGCCGGCTTCTCGCGCGGGGACCGCTGATGTCGGNGTCCTGGTTCGACCGGGCCATCGCGACCGTCGCCCCACGGGTGGCCACCCGGCGCGTCCTGGCGCGGCAGGCCTTTGAGGGACTTGCCCGCTCCTACGAGGGCGCGGCCCGCGGCCGGCGCACCGATGGCTGGCACGCCCCGGGATCCTCGGCGGACGCCGAGACCGGACGGACGGGCGCGCTGCTGCGCGACCGGATGCGGGACCTGGTGCGCAACAACCCGCATGCGGCCAAGGCGGTCTCGGTGCTGGTCAACAACGTCGTCGGCGCCGGGATCATGCCACGCGCGGCGAGCGGTGATGCCGTGCTCGATCGGGAGGTCGACCGGCTGTTCGAGATCTGGGCGCGGGCCTGCGATGCCGACGGNCAGCTCGACTTCTACGGCCTGCAGACGCTCGCCTGCCGCGAGATGGTCGAGGCCGGCGAGGTTCTGGTCCGACGCCGTCCGAGGCGTTCAGGAGACGGGGTCAAGCCGCCGGTGCAGCTGCAGCTGCTCGAGGCCGACTTCCTCGATGCGTCACGCAATGGGGCGCTCGGCTCGGGCGAGGCGGTGCAGGGCATCGAGTTCGACGCGCTCGGCCGCCGGCGGGCCTACTGGCTGTTCGGCGCCCATCCGGGCGACGCGATGCACGCCCTGACTGGCGGGTTTACCAGCCGCGCGATCCCGGCGAGCGAGATCGCACATGTCTACGAGAAGCAGCG